TTGCCATTGCTCTACTCATTTCACTCTCCTAAGTTGCCCCGGGCCGAAGCCCGGGGCGGGTAGGTACTCGAAGTGGACTAGGCTTCAGAGCACTCGATCTTGACCACGCGGGCCTCTTCGAGGCGTGTGGCCACGGCCGAGAACCGCGCATACACCTGCCAGGCGTATGAGAGGTCGCGTCGCTGCTCGATCTTGGTCGCCATGTCCATCCCGGTCCACAGCGCAAGCCCGTCATACTCGAAGGCGATACAGCTGCGGGTCGTGGTGGCCAGCCCCAAGCGTTCGATCCTGACGATGTCGAAACCGACCAGGGTGTTCACCTCGCCATTCATCAACGCCTTGACGTTGGAATAGTCGGAGCTGGTCACCTCAGTGGTGCTCAACAGATCGCGGATCTGCTTGGATCCCATCACCAGACATCGGCGTGGGTTCGGGACCTCTGCCGCGTCCAGGGCCTCCTTGGCGGCAAGGACCTTGTCGATGGTCATGCCGGAGGTGTCCTCGGGGACTGTGATACCCGTGCTGTCGAACGTGACCGCGTTGCCGTCGCCGTCGGTGGCGTCAGCGAACGCCGCAGCGATCAGCAGGTCATCCCATCGGCGATTCATCGCCATGGCACAGTTCCGTGCGTACTCGTTGCGTGGCTCGATCAGGACCTGGATCTCGTCCTGCTCGTCTACCAGGGTGCCCCACATCCAGTGCTTCATGTCCACCTTCCGTCTGGAATGCGGCATATCCTGCACAGGGGTCGGGGTATGGCGTGTGGTCTTCTCGACCGTGTCAGTGGATGCAAGACGCTCGAAATTGTAGGTCTTGCCGGTGCCAGTACGCTCGCGGCATTTACCCTTGATGCGGGTGTCTTCCTGCTGGGCCAGATGCAGAACCTCTGCCTCAAATGCCTCTACAAATGCTTGTTCGATTCCGTCATTCGCAGACATGCGGATGATCTCCTAATAGATTGACGATGTAGGGAACTGCGGGGCGTTGCCGACCCTCCCATTGTGTTCGTCGATCTACCCGGCTCGAAACCGGAATCGGCTACCGTTTATGCCGCCTGGGTATGGCGGAGGTAGTCGCCGGAACCTCCTCAGGTCTGCCCGGCTGATGCTCATGTTCGATATTACGCCCGTGCCTCCCCGGTTGCAATACGCCGGAGCCGCATATATTCAGCCTGTGCCGTCTGGTGGTTCGGGTGAGCCGGGTTGTTCCTCGGGCTGTCCGCGTTGTGCAGCATCTCGTTGGCACGCTCCCGGGCCTCCTGAGGCGTGATCCCCCAGCCTCCGCCGGGCATGGATCCGGGCGGTGCCTTCTCCAGGAACATATCCCCAATGTTGCCCAGGGCCCGCAGCAGCTGCGGTGCGTATTGGAATGACGGGTCCTCCAGGGCTGCGCCCAGGGTGCCGGAGTCGTCGAACTTCTTCAGGACGTGCTTGATCCCCGACAGCTTCCGGGTCGCTCCCTCGCCCCACTCGGCCATCAGGTTGTCGTAGTCGACCTTGATCTCGCCCTTGCGGGTGGTGGCCTCGCCCTTCTTGATGTTCTCGTTCTGCTCGACAATCCGGGCGGCCTGCGCCTCGGACAGCCCCAGGCCGTGGTAGAACGCCTTGTCTTCCTCGCTGCCGTCAAACGTGTACTCTGCTGCCGTCGGCGGCCTGCCCACTGAATTGTAGAAGCTGCTCCAGCCGTCTGTATCGTCCTGTGCCGGGATCCGAGTCACCCCGGACACCTGCATCAGCTTGTCGTAGAACTCCTTCCTGGTGTCCTCTCCGGCCTCCTCAGAGGGTATCCTGATGGAACTCCCCATGCGTTCCCGCATGCCGGTCATCTGTTCCCAGAGCTGTTCGGGGGTCTCGGCGGTCTTAGTTTCTTGCCAGCCCTGCACGTTCTCGGGCAGCCTTTCTACCCATCCTTCGTTGTTTTCTTCTCCAGCCACTGTTTCACCTCGTTGTTGACGCCGCACACCATCGCGGCCATTTCACGCATGCCCTCATTGAAGGCAGTCCGATACGGGTCGTTGTTGAAGCACTGCATGAACACGTAGTTCACCATCAACGCCTCCCGTAATTCATTGAACTTGGCGTCGCCCTCTAGCCCCGCCAAGATGTCCAGGAACGGGTCCCGGTTCGGTTCATCTGTCATTGCACTGTCTGTTGGTCTATTGCGGCGGCACCCTGGGCCATGTCCTTACCAGTAGCAGCCTGCTGCTGGGCCATGGCCATCGCCTGCGCCTCCTGTTGCTGTTTAGCCCTGGCGTCGGCCTTCTGCTTGATATCCTGCTCCCCGAGCACGGCCTCGGCCGGCACCCCCAGCTTGTCGGCCAGGGCCAGCGGCAGCTTGGCAGTGTCCACTGCATCGAGGATCTCGGGCCCGAGGACCTGGGCCATCTGCCCCAGTCCACCGACCCACCGCTCGATCGCCTGCACCTCGGCACCCATCTGCGCCTTGGCCAGCGGCCCGATGTACTCCACGTCCAGGTCACCCTGGGACTCCATCAGCTCCTCGGGAGGTTCGGGCAGCTGCCCGGCCCGGAGCATCACATAGAACACCCGCTCGATCAGTGGGTTGAGCAGCTCCGCCTGCAGCCGGCCCAGTTGCGGGGCCAGGTGCCGTTGCATCAGCTCATACCGGATCTGCACCTCGGTCGCTGTCTGGTTCGGCCGCTCCGGGATGTTCAGCTGCGGAATGAAGAACGCCTCCTTGATCTTGGTCTCCACCTCGTTGGACTTGATCTGCACCGCGTTCCAGTTGGTCATCTGTTGTAGTTGTTGTAACCCGTTCATGTCCCTGAGGTACGTCACGCCGCCAGCACGTAGACGTAGGTCCCCTACAATCCCCGTTGCATTGGCGATGTATGGTGGGTCGATGCTTTTCTCCCATCCTTTCAGCTCCATCCGCTTGGCGTCGTTCAGGACCCGGATGTCGGGCAGTGCGTTCAGTGCCGGCCCGTGGCCGTACTGATCGCACGGGTACTTAGACCATCTCGGAACCACGTACGGGAACTCATACACGCCGTCCTCGTCGATGATCTCCTTGTCATCCAGGGCGATGTCCCAGGTCCGGTAGCGTCGGTCCATGGGCTCCAGGCCGTCGCTCTCCTCAATCCCGTCAGGGTTATAGGCGACGACGTGCAGGAACTTGAACTCACGCTCCGGGTTCTTGGATATGGCCTGCTGCACCTTGGGGATGTCAGCGTCGGGCCACATCAGTGTGGCCTGCCTGGCGGACATCTTGTACTCGCGGTACATGGTGTCGACCACCCGCTTGTCGTTCTCAACGAACGCCAGCTGCTCCAGGAAGTAGGTCTGGAACAGCAGCCCGTCCCACAGGTCGGTCTTGACCGGGTAGCAGGTCATGCATGCCGTGCCGAACGATATGAGGTCCAGGTACAGCTCGTTGATCTGGCTGTTGAAGTTCGACTCGGACAGGGCCTTGAACATGCGGTCTTGACTGTCCTCCAGCCACTCGCGGACCTTGTCGTTCTCGTTCAGCTCCTCCTGCCTCATCTTGAGGTTGAACCACGGCAGGCTGGGGCTGGTCATGGCCGAGTGCAGGGTGCTGGCCAGGGACTGCACGGCCTGGATGGCTGTGCTGTCGTACTGCCTCAGTACCCGCTCGACCGAGCCCTTGGTGCGTTGCGTGACAAAGTCGGACTTCTCCGGCCGGCAGAACAGAGCCAGCTCCTCCCAGGTCGTACGCCACACCCCGAGGGTGTCCCGGATCCGGCTGTTACGTTTAATGTGGAACGTCAGCAGCTCCTGCCGACTCATATCACTCCAGCGCAGCATCAGGACAGCTCCATGTAGGTCCAGTTGGTGACGCCAGCCGCGACCGCCGCCTGGGGCGAGGGGTACGTGGCACCGGTCACCGGATCCACAACCCGCCGCTGGACCTGACCGTAGCTCGGGGTCAGGCCGGGCTTGCTGATCTCATCATCATCCAGGACCCGCCGGGTGAGGATCGTGTCCTCGAAGCCCATGCCGCCATCTGGCTGGCTCGCACTCTCCGCGTCCTTGTCGAGGAAGGCGGACAGCAGGGTGTCGTACTTGGCCATCATGTCAGCGAACATGGACTGGAACGCGGCCATCTCCGCGCCACCGCCGCCGCCGCCCTTACCCTTCGGCGCGTGATGCCCGGAGGGTCCCTCGCCCTGGGCCACGCCAGGGTAGAAGCCGTGGGCGTTGTTCAGGATCCGCAGCTCGGACTGGTTGCCGGTGGCTGCGATGCGGTCGTACTCCCGGGAGTAGTTCTCGTACATTGCCTGGTCGTTGCGGCCGCCCTGATTGCCCCGGATGCTGGGGTCCCCCGACATATTGTTGGGGTTCCAGTTGAGGTTCTGCTGCCACTCCTGTGGGGTTGCTCGTGCCATTACGCTACCTCCGCCTGGCCCAAAGGCACGTACTTCCAGTTGGTGACGCCGGCCATCATGGCCTGGTCGGGGGTGGCGTATGTTGCCCCGGTCACCGGATCCATGACCTGCTGCTGGATCCCGGTCTGGGGCTGGGACGCTCCACCGTAAACGGGGAACAGCCCCGGCGCATTGATCTTGTCCTCATCGAGCACGCGACGGGAGAGGACCGTGCCTTCGAAGCCCATGCCGGGCTGCGGTCCCTCGGGTGTCTCCGGGTTGAGGTAGGCATCAAGCAGCTTATCGTACTTGGCCATCATGTCCTCGAACATGGACTGGAACTGGTTCAGCCCGCCGTCGCCTCCGCCCTTCTTCTTCTTGGCGTGGTGCTTCTTCGGGGCCGGCGCGTGGTTGGCCGCCGGCTCGGGGGTGATGCCCCCAGGATAGCCGTCAGTGGGCTGCGGTGCGTAGGTGGTCCAGGGGTCGGGCTTGTTGGCCCCCCAGGGGCCTTGCGGTTCAGGCATAGCTGTCTCCGAGTGCCAGCCCCAACCGGCTCACAGATAGTACGCTGGACCCAGGCTGGTTTCAACCTGGGGTCTGCCGTGGCCGTCATCCATCCACTGGTCCTGCAGGACGTGCAGGTACCGCCAGGCATCAGCACCGTGGCAGCTCCAATCGTGCACGGGCTTGTCCTTGTACGCCTGCATCTTCTCGTCGTAGTCCTTGCGGTAGTTGTACAGGGCCTCGATCAGCTTGGCGCACTTGGCCTTGTCAATCCAGCACCTGGCGAACTGCAGCCGGGCGGCGTTAATCCCGTCTATCACCGGGATGTTCCGCACCTCCTGGAAGTGGAACCCGAGCCCCGAGGCCACCTCCAGCCTGCTCTTGCCGGTGCCCAGCTCACGCACTTTGATGTCATGCGGTGCCCAGTGCTCGTTGTAGGTGTAGGGCTTGGACTGCACCATCTGGATCATCTCCGGGATGCCCTTGCCAGTGTACTCGTCGTAGTCGATGACCCGCAGCTCACGGCCCAGCTCCTGGAAGTAGATCACTGCCATGGCGTCCCGAATCCCGAGGTCCCACACCGTATTGACCGGCAACGCCGGGTCATGCGGGACATATGTGATGCGGTTCTGCTTCTCGGCCTTGGCCAGCTGACTTGAGTAGTACGCCCCAGCCACGGCACTGTCGAAGCTGCTCATGTACTCCTGGTTGTACAGGGCTGTCCCCTCCTCATCACCATACAACATGACCAGGTTCTCCCGGATCTCGGTCAGCTGCTCCTCAGTGAACACGTCGGTGTCCAGCACCGACTGGCGTAGGGCCAGCCACCCGTCGCGCTTCTCCGCGATCTCGAACAGGCTTGCCCCGTGGTTCTTGCCCCGGCTCGTGTAGATGAACATCGCCCAGCCCCCGTTCTCGATCAAGATCGGTTCGAGCCGGGCCCAGGCCGTGGGGTCGCACAGGCTCCACTCTGAGAACGTGATGCCGGCTGGCGGGCTGCCTACCAGCTGGTCGTAGTTGTCTGACCCGAGAACATGCCAAAATGAGCCGTTCTTGAACTCGATGAACATCTCGTTGTCGTTGGTACGCTTACGAATAGATAGCGGGAATGCCTCATCAATTCGCCGGATCCCTGAGTGAGGATTCACGGCCTGCCAAATAGCTTTACGTGCCTGGGTCTGCTGCGGGAGCATATGCCAGTACGTGGCCACCCGCTCGTGTGCCTTGCACGCCCCCAGGTTCAGGGCGATGTCGTCCTTGCCCCATCGCCGGTGACAGCAGAACACGCCACGGGTCCCGCCTCGTGCCATGTACCGCCAGGGTGCTGCTTGATAAGAACGCGGCTGCCAGTTGTGCGGCAGCTTAACGTCAGTCACTCGGCAGGCCGAACAAATCCACGCTGCCGTCTTGCCAGGTCACTCTGATGGTGTCCTCGTCGGGTTCAATCGTACGCACCTGGTCAATGTTGATGAGCTTGTCGTCCAGGGTCCACAGCCAGCGAGGATCCTGCAGCATTTCGATCAGTGTCATGTCTCAGTCCCATAGTTGATGGTCACGGTCAGCGGCCCGCCGCCCTCGCCGACGTGCTCGACGGTCGACAGCTTGGGATGCATGTACGGTATCAGTTGCTGGTTGATCTTGGCCCGCTCCGGGCCCGGATCCAGCCGCCGGGCGTCCTCGATCATGGCGATCAGAGGGTCATACTTCTTGGCAATGAAGCACTCGCGGGCTGTCTTGGTCAGCCTGTTAGGCGTGCCGGGCTTGCGACCGGCACCCGCCGGGCGGACCCTGCCTTTATTGGCGTTGCCGGCCATAGCGAAATAGAAAGTCTACTTAGGCCGCCCGCTTCTTGGCAGCGGGCTTGACCACGTAAGGTGTAACGCTAAACGCGGTACCTATCTCGAATCCAGGCTGTATGACCTTGACCGTGGCATGGGTATTCTCAATGGCCACCTGGCCCTTGCCGGACAGCTCCACCCGCAGCCCCATCTCGATCGCCTTGTAACTGGCCTTGATGACCACGTCCTCGGGTAATGGGCGTATCGACAGATACTTGGTCTCCCCGTTTATGATGGTCACCGGGAACTCGTTCT